GAACGCTCGACCTCTTACTGTATTCATTGAGCTTCCTACTTTCAGTTCGTTCAATAACCAAACGGCGGACATCACGATTGATCTCCGAGTGTTGGGCGCTCCACCCGGCAACCAAGACACTACGGACTACATACTCGGAGTCGTTGATCAACTAATGGACTCCTCTCTCGCAGTCATCTCTGGCAGACCTACGATCGCACAGATCGGTTCTGCCGAGTTACCTGCTTACGACCTCACAATTAGAATCGGCACAAGCCGCGTATAAAGGACAAAACAATGGCCACAGTCACCTACCTATCCAACCCCACAGTCAACGTCACATCCCCTTCAGCAATGGCACTCACCGATCATTGCTCGGCAGCGACCTTGACACTCACGGCAGAGGCACTTGAGAACACGGCCTTCGGTCAGACCTCACGCACCTTCACCGCTGGGCTTTACTCAAATGAGCTCACGCTGACACTGTTTCAGAGCTACGGCGCGACCGAAGTTGAAACCATGCTGAACTCAATGTTTGGCGTAATCTCCACGATCGTCATCAGTCCTGCCGGCACAACCGAATCAGCATCGAATCCTGAGTACACGCTCACTGGTTGTTACTTGGAGACCGTGACTCCGATCTCGGCAACTGTCGGCGAACTCTCAGTAGTTGAAGCCGTGTTCAAGGGTGGCACCTACGGACGCGACGTCACCTGATCTAGTAACTAATCCGAACCCCGACTAGGAGAACCAATGAAACTCACACTTAGTGTCCGACTCACCGATGGTGAGACATACCGAGTAGTCACAAACCTATTTGTGATCATTTCGTGGGAACGTAAATTCAAACGACGAGCATCAGATCTTGCCAGTGGGATCGGGATGGAAGATCTAGCCTTCATGGCCTACGAAGCCAGCAAACAACAAGGTCATCCAGTCCCGATCTCATTCGATGAGTTCGTCAAGAAATTAGAAGATCTAGAAGTCGTGGAGACAGCATCCGCAGTCCCTACACAGGAGGCCACCGGCGACAACTAGCAGCTCTGCTAGTTGAGACTGGGTTCTGGCCTCCACAAATAACATTCGAGACAGACGATCTGGCAACTTGCGTCCAGATCATCAACGAGCAGAGACGAAAAAAATAATGGCAGCATCAGTCGGAATTGAGTATGACGGACTGAAGCAGGCTCTCCGTGAGATCGGCAAAATTGATCCTGCGCTTCGTCGGCAGATCACAAAAGACATCAAGTCTGCTGCAGACCCTCTCGTCTCCGCCATCAAGGACTCGATTCCGTCGTCGCCACCGTTGACCGGACAGAAGCACAACGGACGCACCGCTTGGAAGAATGAGTCAAAGAACATCGTCGTCAAAGTTGACACGCGCAAGGCTCGCAAACGCAACCTTCAACAGGGAGCACAATTCGAGTCCATCGGCACAGTCAGGATCACCGCAAAAGGTGCAGCTTTATCCATGACCGACATGGCAGGACGAGGCCCGAACCAGACACGCAACAAGAACCCACTTCGAGCACGCCCAAACTTCGCTCAAGATCTCACCAGCAAACTCCGCACACCGTCACGCTTCGTCTGGGCTCGCTCCGATGATTACATAGACGAGATCACTAGAAATGTTGACAAGATCGTTCAAGAAGTGATGGGTCAAGCACAGAAGAGGATCGTGAAACGCTAATGGCTATCAACCTCCCCATCATTTCCGAATGGAATCCTGCCGGCATCAACCGAGCTATCAACGACTTCAAAAAACTGGAGACCACAGGAGAAAAAGCATCTTTTGCCATTAAGAAGGCTGCAGTCCCGGCAGGGCTCGCTCTTGCAGCTCTCGGCGCTATTGCGTTTGATGCTGTTAAAGCGTTCGCCGAAGATGATGCTGCAGCCCAAAAACTTGGCACGACACTCAAGAACGTCACCAACTCAACCGACGATCAGATTGCGTCAGTTGAAAAGTTCATTAGTAAGACTTCAATGGCTGCAGCTGTCGCAGACGACGAACTACGCCCAGCACTCGACTCGCTAATTCGAGGCACTGGAGATGTCACTAAGGCTCAAGAACTTTTGAGTCTGGCATTAGATGTCTCTGCCGGCACTGGAAAAGATCTGGGCGCTGTCTCAGATGCACTCTCAAAGGCTTTTAACGGTCAGCTCGGCCCACTGCGCAAACTAGATCCGGCACTCGCCGATCTCATCAAAAGCGGAGCTTCAGTTGACGAAGTTTTTGCAGCTTTGAGCAAAACATTCAAAGGTCAGGCAGACACTGCAGCGAACACGACTCAAGGCAAGATGAAGAACCTTGGGATTCAAATGGACGAACTTAAAGAATCTGTGGGTGAAGCGGTCGCGCCACTTGCCGATGAGATGCTTCCAGCACTTAACAGGTTTGCAACTTGGGCGAGCAATAACACCGGATTGGTTGTGACTCTTGGTGCGACTTTTACGATTGTCGCTGTCGCTGTCATAGCGGTCAATGCTGCTATGAAAGTTTACGCAGCGACAATGGCAGTAGTTACGATCGCCACAAACATTCTGACCGCCTCCACTTATGCTTTATGGCTTGCCACGGGAGTCGGAGTCATTTTCCTAGTGATCGCTGCACTTGTGGCATTACAAGTGAAGTTTGACATTTTTGGAAAAGCAGTTGACGGGATCAAAGCTGGCTTCTGGATGTGGTGGGATGTTGTCAAGTATGTGTTCGGTGCAGTAAAAGCAGGTTTTTCAGAACTGGCAGATCTTGGAAAAGCAATTTTTGACGGCATTGGCGGAGCGTTTAAAGGCGTAATCAACGCAGTCATCTCAGCAATGGAAAAAGGCTTGAACTTTGCCATCAAAGGCTTAAACATCATCCTTGACGGAATTGACAAAGCTGCCGGGCCTTGGGTCAACTTTGGAACTATCCCAGATGTCAAACTGCCTCGACTAGCCGAGGGAGGCATCACGACAGGGCCGACTATCGCAATGATCGGCGAACGCGGTCCAGAAGCCATCATCCCTCTTGACCGCCTCGGCAACATGGGTGGCAACACGATCAACATCACAGTCACCTCAGCAGATCCGAACGCTGTCGTCGCAGCTCTTCAACGCTACGTCCGAATGAGTGGGCCAGTGCCAGTGACGACAAGGCCTCTCTAATGGCTCAAAATCTTTGGAAGGTCACAGTAGACGGATACAGCCTTGATGGGTACGTCTACTCATTGTCCTTCTTTAACGGCAAAAGAAGGTGGTTGGAAAACTATTCGCCACAGAACCTCAGCCTCACCATTGACAATTCAACAAACTTGGCATCGTCTTTCCTGCCCGGATCAGAGATCAAGGTTTACAGGGACGGAGTTGGCACGAACAACAACGCTCGAAGCTTCTTTTACACTCAAGCAGTTTCATACGATGACGGCTTTCAGTACGCCTCAGGCGGAGCGACAGCAACGATCACAGCGATAGACCTCTTCGGAGTGTTGTCGCGTGAGCAATTAGTAGAAGAGGATCTGGGCGACCTCAACACGCTAGAGCAACTCTCCCCATACACCGCACTCATCAGCTTCACAAACGACGGAAACAGTGCAGCGTATGGGACTTTGAACTACACCGGCACCATCGGCGCTCGACTCGCCCAAAATATGCAGACCGAACATGGTCTCATGATCAACTACGGCAACACGATCAAACTATTGGCAAGGTCTCAGGTCGGCGACAATGTTTCAACATTGTCATTCGGTGGCACTGCATCGGCGACAGTGCTTCCAATGAACGCAGTGTTCAGGTCTGCCCTCGGCGATTCGTTCAACAATGTCGTCACAGTAGATTCCCCACCCGGCTCATCTACAGCGACAAACGCTGCATCAGTCACGCTTTACGACACATGGGCAACGACCACGACACAAGTTGACGGATCGCTGACACAAGTTCAAGGATGCGCCCAATATCTAGCCGCTCTCATGGGCGACCCCCTAAGTGACAATCAAGTCTACTTTGAGATCCATGTCATGGACTACGCAGTCAACCCTTCGACTCTCACATTGTTCCAGCAGTACAACGACTTCATCAGTCAAAACATAGATGTCGTCTACCGCATCCCCGGCACTGGCTCAAACACGACCTACGAATGCGTCATCGAAGGCCTACAGATCAACTCAGACCCTGAAAAGACTGAATATGTGTTCTTCTTGACTCCTGCAGCTCTGTACCGTTCATTCATCCTTGACGACGCTATTTTCGGTACTCTTGACAACAACAGACTCAGCTACGGCGTAGCAGGGTTCTAAGGAGAAAAATGCCTACACAATTAGGAGACTACACAGCCGGCCAGATTCTGACCGCTGCCGATCTTAATGCCATTGCAACATGGACGACCTTCACACCGTCTTTCACTGGAGTCACTCTTGGCACTGGATCATCAAATACTGGACAATACTGTCGAGTCAATAACATCCTCTTCATCAGAACCAAAACCGTTCTTGGTACTGGCGGATCGTTTACTAATCCGTCTCTGACTGTCCCTGATTCGGGAGTAATGACAGGTACGCCAACGATGTTGTGGGTTCCGTCAATGCACGGAGTAATGATTGACGCTGGAGTCAACTCTTACGCTTTGGCAGTTATTCACAACTCAACAACTGCTCTCGGATGCTACGCCCAAACTGCTTCCGGCACATATGTCACTTGGACTTCAGCAGTATCTTCAACCGTCCCATTCACAAGCGGAGTCAACGACTATCTCGAACTCTCTGGATATGTACAGGTGAATTAATGATCTCAGCAACTTGCAAAAACTCTGACTGCACACAAGCAGACATTCTTTACAACTGCGAAGGTGACCACGACCGAATCGTCTGTGGAACTTGCGGTGACGAATGTGAACTGACCGACCCCCGACCAGACCCCACACCTGAAACATGAAAACTCTTGCCGTTGTCGCAGCTCTCGCCGTCGTTTTTATGTTCGTCGTTACTGGATGCTCTGACCGCACTCGAGACAACTGCGAAAGCCAACCCACAGCGACAAGGTGCAACCCGTGAAGAAATACACCAACTCAGAGATCAAGGCCAGACTGATTCTAATCGTCGGCATTGCTTTAGCCGTAGCGTTTCTAGGTTCAACTGCAGCTCTTCTTTACGGCCTGCTATTCGTCATCCAGCCTCTAGAAGTATCACCAAACGATGAGAGCGCATGGTCGCTACTATCCCCGATGATGCTCTTCCTTACCGGAGCACTATCTGGAATCCTCGCCAGTAACGGCCTCAAAGACAAAGGAGACAGAGATGAGTCCTAGACCGTACACAGGGAACAAAGACGGAAACCATCCCACACCACGACTCGGGACGAGACGTTTCGTCGAGTTTTGTGAGTACCTGTTCGGCGTGAAGAACATCGGCATCTATGCGAACCGTCCGATGCGCTCAGGCCCACAGCTCTCCGTCCATGCGACATGGCGAGCAGTAGATCTTCGAGGCACGATCCCTCAACGCAGAGCTCTCGTAGAGTTTCTCTTTGAGCATCGGGACGCTCTGAACATTGAAGAGATCCATGCCTATGACGGCACTGGATGCCCTCTGACAGGACTTGAAAAATGGGGAGCAGGCTACCGCTGCGATCGTGACGCTTGGAAGGCTTGGACTGCCACACGCAATGGAGGCACACCCGGAGCACAGTGGACTCATGTGGAGATCTCGCCACTGATGGCAGATAATCCGAAACTGGTAGAGGAAGCGTTCGTTCGAATCTTCGCCGAATGACTTGACATCGCGTCGCTCATTCGGTCAACTGTTTGAGCCAAGAGAGCACAGCACAAGCTGAGCCCCGACACTGGAGGCACATAATGCACCCGTTCAAGTTCCTCGCCCTTGTGGCGTTCGCATATTTCAGTTTGGTCGTGGTCTTTGGATCATCGTCAGAATCACCGCCAGAGACCACGAGTAAAGTCCCTCAGACTGTCCAGATCGTCCCTTTGACCGATGAGCAGATCTCAAACCAAGAAGCCCTGATCGCACAGATGATCGCAGAAGAGAACGCGACTATCTACGATGAGCCCGTAGAGACCTCTACAACGCTCCCACAGCTCGCTCAGATAGATCCCGACACCAAATGTCAGGAATGGCTACCGCTCGCCGTAGAGATGGGCTGGCCTAACAGGACAGAAGTGCTGCAAACCCTCGGACGCGTCATGTGGAAGGAGACGAGATGTACCGCTCAGATCGTTTCTAAGACTGGCGATCACGGTCTCACACAAGTGAACGCCAAGGCTCACAGATCGTGGGCAGAGGAGATCTTCGGCATCCCATTTGAAGAGGCAATGGCTGACCCTTCCAAGAACCTTCGCTTCGCGTTCTTACTGTGGAACAGTCGAGAAGAAGCTGGGAAGTGTGGATGGCAACCTTGGAGCATCTCATGCTGAACAGTCTGAGCTGGCAAGAAGAAGCAGCTTGTCGTGATCTGCCCGTTGACTGGTTCTTCCCCGAGGTTGGTGCTGAAGCATGGAAACATCTTCGGAGAGCTGTCGCAGTCTGTGAGACTTGTCCAGTGATAGATGACTGTCTCAAGTATGCGCTGTCATTCGGCTATCGAGCCCTTCCGGGCATCTGGGGAGGCACATCGGAGAATCAGCGTCACAGCATGCTCATCTCTGACACACGTATGCAGTAGTGTCGGATTATCCAACTAGGAAGGATTATCCAATGAACGACCCCGACGGCATGGTTCAGACGATCAGAGAGCAGGAGAAGCACATCGCCGACCTTGAGCTCCGACTCAAGATCAGAGATACACGCATCCGCTTTTGGGAGACGATGAGTATGGATCTTTACGATCATCTCATTGACTTCTACGCTCCGAGCACTGATCCCGATCACGGCCCACATACAAGCCTCACCGCTGTTATTGAGAAGTACGAGGAGGCTCAACGTTATGGATCTCAGTAATTATGTGGATGTTCCGACACGCTTCGCAGCTCTACTAGAGAAATGGCCTGAGCTTCGCATCAAGGAGCATCGCCCAGAGATCGTCACGATCGGCGACAAAACCTTCATCAGTGTCACAATGCAAGCATGGCGTACACCTGACGATCCGCTCCCATGTCAAGCGACCTGCTTTGAGCCCTATCCCGGCAAGACCTCCTTCACTCGAGACAGCGAGCAGATGAACGCGTCCACCTCATGCCTCGGACGCTTGGCAGGGCTGATGATGTCATTCCCAAAGATGGCCTCACTGGAGGAAGTGATCAACCGTCAGAAGGAAGAGCAGAGTCCGAAGCCTGTGAAGCCTTGGGAAGCATCCGAAGGACAGCGACGACTACTCAGGGCTCTCGGCTATGCCGGCGAGGTTCCGTCCAATCGTGTCGCGTTTGAGTCGCTGGTCTCTGATCTTAAAGCGAAGAAGATGACCGAGGGAGAAGCGTTCTGATGATTCGAGTCCAGATCACAGAGATGCTGATCTCCGACGCTGAACTCCTCATGGACGATCACCAGTCCTTCGGTGAGCGAGCAGATCACTACTCCGATGAGCAGTTAATGATGGGCGCTCTCGGTGAAGCTGCACTCATTGACTACTGCTGGAACAACGATCTCCTTGCGTTTAAGAATGAAGGACGCTCATCCGATGTCAGGCTCTACTCAGGCCAGACCATTGAGGTCAAAACTCAAAAGGTCTCAACTGCCCCAGAGATGCATTATCGCGTCAGTGTCGCATCGCGTACCGAAAACACTGAGAGATCAGACTTCTACTTCTTCACCCATTTGCAGTATGTCGCCGGCAGACCTGAGGCCGTGTACCTTCTTGGCGGATGCTCATGGGACAAGTTCTGGAGGCTCTCTGAAAAGCATCTACAAGGCTCCCCAATGATGCGACACTATGCCGACGGTAACGAGGTTGCGAACGGCAGGTATTGGACGCTTGACACGAACCTGCTGCCGATCTCACAGCTCGCCCCACCGAGCGCCACCCTCAAACATTTCAAGTCCCTACAAGAGAAAGAACCAACCCAATGAACCCCGACGACCGCCCAATCTCCGAATGGATGCAACCTGTCCGCCCGATTCGAATCCTGTTCCAATCTGGTGAAGTTGTACAACGGCATTACATCCACATCTTCGCCATTCGTACAGCTGGCAGTGAATGCGAATATCTGACCATTGACGGGATCTTCATCCAAGCGCGCTCTAAGAGTGTCATGTTCGCCGAGACTTTGATTGACGGTAACTGGTTGAGGCTCGGAGCATGATTCAGTATCAGGTCATCTGTATGCATCGAGTCGGCAACCCTCGCAAACTGACCGAGAGCCAAGCCTCAGAGCTGCACACCAACCCATCTGTCGTGATGACGCTCCTGAACCAAGATCAGCATCTTGACCGCTATGTCAAGGTCATCGTGGATGGTGTTGTCGCCGGCTATCAGCCCTACAGGGCAGGCAAGCGCGTCACATTGGAAGACATTGTATGAGCATCTATCGAGCGCCTAGACCAGAGTCAAACTGGACTCAGATCCGTAACGAGATCATTGAGGATTCGCGTCTGACCTTTAAGGCCACAGCAGTCCTGATCTTTGTGCTGTCAAAGCCTGACAACTGGCGAACCTCCACGAGACACCTTGCCAGTGTCAAACGTGAAGGGATAGATGCCATTAGGACAGCCATGACAGAGCTTGAGTCCGCCGGCTACATCAAGCGCCGAAGGTACCAAGATGAGGGTGGTAAGTGGCAGTACGACACCCTCGTCTTTGACACTCCACAGCGTGTGGATAAAGGTGTGAGAAACACATCACCGCAGGTCGCACCTCGTGGGGATAATCCCTATGGGGATAATCCCGATGTATATCAAGAACTAAAGAACAAAGACTATGAGATAGTCCCTATGCTCTCTCAAGTAGCAGATCACTCAGCCTGTGGACAATGCAGAGACACAGGCTGGCGCGTCATCAAAGGACTAGACCTAGAGAAGTGCGGATGCCTCATCGGCATGGAGC